TCACGCCTCATCCTGCTCCCCGATCCATGCCGGCGTGCTGCCGATCTCGGGGATCAGCAGCAGGGTTTCGGCGTTCATATGCTCGACCTCGGCCCGGCGCGCGTAGTGCTTCGCCATCTTCTCGGACAGGTGGCCCAGCATCGATTTCACCCGCTGGATGCCGCCGAACACCTCGGGGTTCCTGGCCACGGCATTGGCGATCTGGGTCGCGTTCGTGTGCCGCAGGCCGTGGAAGGTCGGTGCGAACGCCCCCTCCTCATATTTGTCCTTTCGATCCGGTCTCAGCTTAAGGCGAATCAGTTCGGTTCGCCATGAAGCTCCGAAGCCGCTGCTCGTCCACGGCCGGCCGCGCGAGTTGGTCAGCAGCGGGCGGCGCGGATCCACGACGCCGGCCTTTCGGCGCCCGGCACGCTCCATGTCCAGGATCGACAGCACCACCGGGTGCAGCGGAATCGGCGTAGCGCTGCGGGTCTTGCCCTGCTGGAGATACCAGGTCCCGCCGTCAATCCGGCTGTCGCTCAGGCGCAGCACCACGTCGCCGCGCCGCTGGCCGGTGTAGATGGCGACCAGGGCGACCTTGACGATCTCCCGCTTACCCTTTCCGATCAGCGTTTGCAGCGCATCCTCCGGCCAGGGCTCATAAGCCCCCTCGCTCTGCACGCGATCGATCCCGCTGCACGGGTTGGCATCGACAAAGCCGCGCGGCTTGCTCCATGCAAAAACAGCGCTGATATCGTCCAGTCGACGGTTGGCCGTGGCCGGTCGATCCGCGAGGCTGTCATAGAGCGCCTGCACATGGATCGGCCGGATCGCCCCGGCCTCGAAGCTGCCCCAGCGCGCTTCCATCAGCGCCAGCGCCAAATCGCGCATCGCCTTGGACTGTCTGGGCAGCGTCTTATACCGCTCGCTGTCCCGGTGCTGGCGAATCATGGCGGCGATGCCTGTCGGACTTTCGGCCTCGCCAGGTGCCGCACCAAACACCTTGCGGTGCGCATCGTCATATGCGGCGCGGTATTCGGCCGAGAACGGGTGCGGCAGCGGCGCCCGCTCCTCTTTGCCGTTACGCACCACCCTGAAATAGAAGAACTCCCGGCCGGCGCGAACCTTGCGCTGCACGTATTTTTCAAGCCTCAGTTCAGCCGCCACGGCTCGCCCTCAAGATCGGATCGTCATCGCCCTGATCCTCGGGGGCGATCCGCTTCTCAACTTCCGCCCATTTCCATCGCGAGGAAACCCCGATTTTCACCGGCCGGGGCAGGTGGCCTTTGCGCACCCACTCCCACAGCGTGCTCTCGCTGATATCGAGCATCTCGCAAAGCGTCCTGGAGCCGACATAGGCGATAATGCGCGGCTCCAGAGTGACGCGCTCGGGCACTGTCGCCGGCTGAATGTGCTGGTGCTTACCCATCACGCCATCCTTCTCATGCGAAAAGTGTCAATTGCTGCTCAGCCGGCACTTCACTCTCCGGCGCCCAAATCCACGGGCCGGAGGCCGTGGGCAGCTGCGAGAGAACGCCACGCATATCCTGCTGCCAGCGGATGAACGCCGTTTCCGAGGCCGCGCAGAGCGCGTGACCGTCCGGCCAGCCCATCAGCCATTCGACAAAGGCGGTATTGAGCCGCCGCGCCGCCCGGCCCTTCAAGAGCCGCCGCCAGACCGCCGGCCCATGCCAGGCAATCACGTAGGCTCGCAGCTGGCGCGAGATACGGAGCCGTTCCGAGAATGTCGGCCCATCGGCTGGTTTCGGCAGGTCCGGGGGCGTGAACCCATGGGTGACAGCGTTCGGCAGCTGCTCGCCCGCCTTGCTGCCCAGGCGCTCTTCCAGGCTCGAACTGTTCTGGGTGCGATAGTCCCGAGCCGCAGGCGTCGGCCAAGCGGAAGCCCGCATCACCTGTTCCGCCAGCATGTCCGCCCGGCGGCTGAAATCGCTGTTCCCGGCCGCGTTGTTGCCGTTCTGCGCCGGCGTTCCGGCCATGGGGGTTGGCCATTGCGCGACCTTCTGCGTCAGGCTGCTGCCGCTCATGTTCTCGGTGATCCCGGTCCCGCCCCGGCGTCCGTCCGAATGGCTGGGCGTGGTCCAGTTCGCCACCTTGTCGTTCAGCGTCGCCCCGGCATTGGCCCTGATCCTGCTGCCATCCCTGGCAAAGCTCCGCGCACCGTTCGCATCCGTTCCGGTCGCGGTGGGCCACGATGAAGAGGCGGAGCCTTTCGTGCGCCGCGCCAGTTTCGCCCGCCGAGAATAGGCCAGCCGCAGGCGTGAAGCCCATGTGCCATATGTCTCGCAGCACGGTTTCAGCGCCGAGGCTGACGTGCCCGGCGACATTTTCGAGGAACAACCAATCGGGTGCAACTTCTCGGATGATGCGGGCGACATCGGGCCAGAGATGCCGCTCATCATCAGCGCCACGACGCTGGCCGGCGGCGCTGAACGGCTGACACGGATATCCTGCAAGGATGGCGTCGACGTGCCCGCGCCAGCCATGACCGACGAAGGTGCGCAGGTTTCCCCACACCGGGGCCGGCCGGAAAGATCGGGCACGCCGTTCCGCTGCGGCGGCCGGTCCAGATCGCGCAGGTCCGGCGCCATGTTCGGCAAGACCGGGCAGGTATCCACCCACCATTCCTGCGACCAGCGCGGCCTGGGCGGCGGGTTCGATTTCAACAAAGCAGCGGGTATGAAAACCGGGCTCGGCAAGCTGGAGCCCGAGGTCGAGCCCGCCGTAGCCGGCGCAGAGGGACAGGCCATGTCGAGGCCGGTTGGGATGAATGCCCATGTCATTCCCCACCCCCTTCGATCGCCCTCGGCGCGCTGACGTCGCGCGCGGCGGCCTCGATCGTCTTCACGGCCTGCATGTAGAGCCGCACGCCGTTGAACATCTGCTTCGCCAGCGCTGCGCGAGCGAGAGCCTCGTTCGGACTGATCTTGCCGTCGCGCAGCTGCTGGAGGTCTTCGGCGAGTCCGAGGATGACATCTCGCAGCCCCAGGCTGTCCGCGACCGGCGTGCTGACATAGTCCCGCTCAGCCATGGCGAGCCTCCTGATAGATTTTCCGATTGGCTTCGTCGGCAATGACCTCGGCCAGCGCGCCGATCTGCTTGACGATCCGCATGTCCGGGTTCCGGTTGATCGGGCCGGTGCGATATGAGTGCTGCTCGCACGCCCAGCAGACCGGCGGATAGTCCGTCTGCGTGGGGTCTTGCCATTGCAGCGGCCGCTGCTTGCCGCAGATGGCGCATTCGAAGGGATCCGAGCGGGGCGGATAGATCGGCATCAGGCCCGGCCCTCCGCATCGTTCATCGCCATATCCACGGCCATGTGCAGCAGCTGCACCGCATACTGCCTGCGGCTCTCGGCGGCAGCCTTGGCGGCCGGCGTGTTCTTCGGATCCATGATGTCGGCCAGCGCCCGCAACAGGATCGCTGTTGCCTTCCCATCCAACTCAGCCAGCTCAGCCGCCCAGATGCCGATGCCCATGGTGACAAACGATGCGCCGGTGCATCCGACGGCCTTGGCGCCCAGGCCGGTGCATTCAATCAGGTGGGCATGGACGATGTCACGCACCACGTTCCCATCAGCGCCGGCGCGATGACGTGTGCCCTTGCGCGGATCAGCCATCACCGCTCCCCTGCCAAAACGGCCCGGTCGTGTTCTGCCTGACGGTCTGCCGCGGACGGGAAGAACACAGCGGCGTGCCGGTTCAACACGTCGGCCACCTTCAGCATCGTCTCTTCGGGGTCGGCCCACATATCCTGCGGCATCAACAGCAGCGGCGCGCGCAGGGGAATGGACGTGCGGCCATCTGCCGTGCGGCGCGGCTTGTCGCCGCAGTAGATCGCAAGGGCGCCGCGCGCCGGTATCGTGCAGGACGTGGGCAGCACGGTGAAATAGTCGTCGTCAACCATTGCCCACCTCGCACTCCTCGGGCTTTGGCCCCTCCGCGGTCGGCAGAAACCCCGTGCCGCGGAGCCATTCCCATTCGTCGTCGGTGCCGAGGTATTCGACCCATTCGCCCTCGCCGCGCATCTGGCCGGGGCCGAGCTGCTTGATCCAGCGGTCAGCCATGGAAAGCCCCCGCCGCGTCGGCGCGGTCGATCCAGAGCATGTCGAGCCGGCCGCGCAGTTCTTCGCGCTCGCCGTCGGTCGTCAGGCGATAGCGCTTGCAGAGCCGGTTCATGGCCTTTGCGATCAGCGCCTCGCGGTCGCCCCAGCCGAAAAGCGCGGCCTGGTCCTGCACGGCCCGCCAGATCGTGTCGTTGGTCAGTTTCATGTGCTGTCCTCTTGCTGATCGTTCGGGATGCCGGCCCGCGCGGGGCCGGTCACCGGAGCGATCAGAGGTTGTCGGAAAAGCCCGGCGCGTAGCTGTCGAGTTCGGCCAGCAGGTTCTTGTAGATGCCGGGGGCCGCATCACGCATGGACGCTATGGGTCCGGCCCACAGTTCCATGACCTGCTGCGGGGTTGCGCCGTCCAGCAACTCGCCGCCGATCCGATCCAGCAGGGCCTGGTATTCGGACAGATCGACCTCGGGCCTTTCGTCGCCGGCGTCTGCCGGGGCTTCCTTCCGCGCCGCCCGGCGTGCAGCCGGCTTGCGTTCCGGTTGCTTCTCCGCCTCAAGCTCCAGCTCGGGCTTGGGCTTCTCCAGCGCGGCCGGGCCGCCTGTGACCTCCCCGGTTTCAGGATCGACCGTTTCGCCGTCCTCGGCCTCGTCGTAGGAATCGGCATCGCCCTCGATGGCGACGCCCGCCGTCGGGTCCATGGCGAAGGCACGATAGTCGGCGCGGGCGTCATCGACGTTCAGAGCATCGCCCAGCTTGCCGCCGTCCATTTCAATGCTGATGGGCAGGTATTTGAACAGCGCGCGCACCGCCGTCTTGGCGGCCATCTCATGGACATGGGCGATCCAGGGACTGTCTTTCTTCCCGAACCTCTTGGCGGTCTGATAGCCCTGTGAGGAATCGCGGATCGCCATGACCTCGTCCCAAGGCAGCACCACGAACGCCTCACCATCGGTCAGCTTCGCGTGGCAATATGCATAGATCGGGTTTTTACGCTTTCCCTTCGGCCGGTGCCGCAGATGCTGGTCCGAGCCGTATTCGAAGCTGAATTCGTCCCCCTCATAGACGACATCGCCATGGATATTGACGATATGTCCCGACCGGCGCGCGAGGTCGATCATCCCCTTGTAGCCCAAGATCAACTGGACCTCGGTCGTGCCCTTTCGGCTGTTCTTGAACGGGATCAGGTAAGCGTGGCCCAGCGGGGTATTGGCCTCGATCCCGAGGCTGGCACAGGTCATCATGGCACCCAGAAGCGACAGCGGTTCACATTCGCCCAACTGCGGCGTGGTGCGGATCGCGTTCGCCATGAGGCGCAGCATTCGTTCTGGCCGCATGTGCCCCGCCGCCACGGCGGCGAGTTGCTGCTTGGCTTGATCGTTCACCAGCAGCTCGCGGACGTTCTGGACCTGCCGCAGCGGCTTCGCAGCAGCGGTGGATGATGGTCTGGTGATTTGGTTCATTGCGGGTTCTCCGAATTGAGTAGCCCGAAACCGGCGTTGGTCTGGGCGAAAGGTCCGAAGACGCTTGCCGCCGCGCGGTCATAGGCGCGCGCTGCGTCTTCTTCCGTAGCGTGCAGGCCGAGGCTCTTTCGCATCCCGCGAAACCTGATCTGCGCGTGCCATTTTTTCGTCTGCTTGTGGAAATGGACGCCCTTGAAGCGGCTGGCGCCGCCTTTCGGTCGCTGGTTCGCATTGTTCAGCGAACGATCAGCGATCCGCAGATTCGCCTTCCTGTTGTCGGTCCCGTCGGCCTGGTTGATATGATCTACATCCATGCCATCCGGCGGCGCTGCTACCTCTCGGTGCATATAGACGAACTGCCGTTTCCTACGCGGGCCAATTGCACGGATGGCATAGGCCCGGCCGCGCTTCGCATCGACGCTCCAAACATGGCCGGCGATCTTGGGCATGTCCTCTGGATCGAACAGCGCCGTATGCCATTTGCTGAGCTTGACGAACCCATGGGCGCCGCAGGCGCAGATATGCGCCCCTCGGTCCATCATTCCTCGCCCTCCGCCCCATCCTCGGCCGTGTCGGCGCCTTCTTCGGGCTCCGGCTCGACCTTGCGCAGGATCGGCTTACAGTCGAAGGCCGGAGGCTCCTCGCGGATGCCGACAACCTCGACCACGGATTCGCCGCGCTTCGTCTCGACAATGACCCGGTCGCCGATCTCGACCGGCTCGCCGTCGTTGCGATAGGTGTAGGCGCGCAAGTCCGCGTCCCGGAACTTGCATTCGACAAACTGCGGATGGCTCATGCCGCTTTCTCCTCTTTGATCAGACGGAATCCTTGGGGGGCGACCTTGTCGCCGGTCTGGGCGCGCACCTCGGCCGAGGCCAGGCGCTCGATCAGCGCGATCACCTCGGGATGGTCGCGGTAATAGGCCAGCGCCGGGCCACGATTCTCGACTTCGCAGCGCCAGGTCGTGCGCAAGGCCATGGTGCGGCCAGCGCCGGTGGCGGAACCCGCGCGGGCGGCGACGGGCTTGGCCGCCGCCTTCTCGGCGTCCTCGGCCTCTTTCAGCGCCTCCTCGGCCGCCACCTGCCCGGCGATGTCGTTCCGCGCTGCGGCCTCGGCCGCCAGCCGCTCAGCTTCCTCGCGCTCCAGCCGGATGCGCTCCTGTTCGGCGCGGCGCGCGGCTTCCTCGGCCTCGCGCACCTTCTTCAGCCAAGCGGTCTGCATCGCCTTGACGGTATCGGCCGCGCGCTCGACCGTTTTCAGCAGCGGGGCGAAGGCGGTCTGCACCGCCTTGGCGGCCTCGTCGTGCGGGGCCTTCGCGGCCTTCCGGGCCTCGTCCACCACCTTGTAGACCTTGCGGGCGCCGGCCACGAAATCCGAGGCGCGCTCGGCGCGGTCCTGGCTGTCGATCTCGCCCAGATCGGCCCATTCGCCGGCGGCCAGCGCGAAATCATCGACCTTCGCCTTGACCGCGGCGAATGCCTCGGGATCGAACGCCGGAGGGCCATTGTGGCCGCGCGGCGGCAGGTTGGTCATGTCGTTCATGGTCTCATAGCTCCTTGGGACAGATCGAGCCGGGCCATCGTCGCGGCCATGGCGGGGATGTCGGTCTGACGCTGGCGCAGCGCATCGAACTCGGCGCGCGTGATGGGCGTCAGGAAAATCCAGATCCGCGCCGGGTCGCGGCGCATGCCGTCGACCTCGCAGCGCAGGATCTCAGGCGCGGTCAGTTCGCCGGTTTCGGCGTCGATCTCGCGTTCGCACCAGATGCGCACCGCGACCCAGGGGCCGCCCTTGACCAGCCTCGTCTTATACCAGCCGCATTCGGCCAAACCCTCGTGCCGGGGCAGGCTGGGGTCGGACAGCGCGGCCCGGTGCCAGGCGTGCAGCTGGGCCATGGGGGTTGGCTGACGGATCATGCTCCGATCTCACCGCGGATTACTTCGGCTTCGCCGCGCCATTCCTCGGCCAGCTCGCTCGCCTGGTCCGCCAGCATGTCGGCCAGCCGCTCCAGTTCGCGATCATCCCAGACCGTGCGTTCCGCATCGGCCATGATTTCAAGGATTTCCCGGCGCGGCCCCTCGACCCCGCAGGTATCGGCCGCGACCGTCAGCGCGATCTGGCGCTGCCAGATCAGCGAGGACTGGCCCTTGCCGAGGCCGTCGGTCGGCTGCGCATGGCGATCGCACACGACCTTGACGAAATCGCGCATCGCACCCGCCACTTCAGCGGGTTTCTCGGCGCGGATCAGCAGGGCAGAGAGGCGCGAGACCAGCGCGGTATCGGATTCGTGCATCATTTCCAGACCTCCTGATGATTGGGGTTTTCGGAGATGGCGACCCAGCCCGCGTCGCGGGCCTGGGCGGCGGTGGGCGCGGCGAAGTCCTGCGCGGCTTGCCAGTCGATATGGCCGATCAGCCAGACCAGCAGCGCGGCGCCCAGCGTGATCGCGACCCCGGCCAGCATGGACAGGGCGAGCGCGATGGCTGTGCCGCTGCAGAAATCTCGGTCCGGGGTTCGCATAGGCTTCTCCTGGAAATTCGAAAAAGAGACACCGGCCCGCGAATGCGGGTTGCTGTGGAACCGGGGTCAGGTGAGGCAGAGCGCAGGCGCTCCGGCAGGGATTCAGGCGGCGTCGGCCGCGGCTTCGTGTTCGGCCGGGACCAGCTTCATGCCAAGCGCGGCGGCCGCCTTGTGCAGGTCAGCCAGCGCGTTGGCGACCAGATAGTCCCTGTATTCTTTCGACCAGTAGGCCGCGCCGGCATTGTGGGCGGTGCTTTCGGCGCGCAGGCGGATCTCGATCAGTTGTTTGTCCGTCATCGGGGCGTCTCCATCGGGGCAGGGGTTCATGTGTCGCCCTGCGGTATGGAGAAAGGTTTACACACAGAAAACAAACCACGCAAGCAAAAAGTTTACCATCAGAAAACAATGGATCGAATCTCCGATTCGGGCTCGCTATCGTGCCCCATCGGCGCCGGGCAGCCGAGCATGAAAAAGCCCGCCGTGGGCGGGCTGAGGGCAGGAAATCTGCGGGTTTGAAGAATGTCGCCCGAGCTTCCGGCAATCAAAAGCCCCGCCGGAGCGGGGCTGGGGTTACTTATCCTTGGGCTTCAGATATAGCGTGAGTTGCACGGGCTTCTTGCCATAGTGTTCCGCCACGCGTTGTCGCAACTCATGCATGCTTTCACATGTCTTCGACATGCCGACCACCTCCCAGCATCTAGAGACAAGCTGACGAACGCCAAGGTTGTCAGTTAGCTGGCGATGCCAGTGAATCCCTGCAGGCGGCTTATTTTCGCGGAGATATTTAGCCACATCAGGATCTAGGGTGTCATAAATAAGCTCAATAACAAGCTTGCCCCACCACTTCGGGCGAGTTTGCAGCGGCGTCGCCCAACCTGTCAGCCTGCCGAATTCCTCCCACAACTCATCAGGGAAGGTCTTCTCCCAATCCCTAAGTTCGTCAGCAATGAATGCGCGCAATTTCACCTGCAGAGCGTCTTCAGCCCTCTCATACTGATAGCCGGTAGCCTCATCAATGAGAGCGTCTAGGCCGGTGCGAGTCAGCCCAGCCGTCAACATAGCGCACTTGATGGCGATATCGCGCTGACGATCCGTCAAAGCGGCACCTTCGTAGAGGGCGCGCACGTATCCCCTGCAGACCAGCTCGAAATGCTCAGTGGTGATGCCAATGGCCACCCACTGCGTTCCGGGGATCGAAAACCTGATGGTTTCCTGCAGGATTTTTTCTTTGTCTATAAAGGGGTTAAGTGCCTTCTGTCCTATGTAATCCTGCAGGCTGCCGCGCTCAACATTGGCGATTGCACGCGTTGTCGATCCAGACGATATGACACGGGTCTCATCGTCGAGGACGTAGCAATCAAGCTCATCCCCACCAAGATCTATCTTGCCCCTCCACTTGGCAAAAGGAAGCTTGTCAATCTCTTCCTGGGGCATGTTTTTGATATGGTATTCAGCGCCGTCAACAGGTCGATCTGCTTTAGCATGCTTTGCTATAGCGGCATTTCTGGCGATTCTTGATCTTTCTTCTGGGGTTAAGCGCTTTGCGCGAGCCCTTCCGCCTTTGGATTGTTTGCTTTCCTCGTTCATCACGCCCCATCAAGCAAGCACATGCTTGCTAATACAGGGTGCATTTGCTTGCTTGCAAGTGAAAAATTTAGCGGCTATCTGGGTTCTGCATCAGTATCTCCCCTCATCCTCTCAGCCGCCTCCCTGAACACCTCCGCCACGGCAGGGTGCGCTCGCTCGGCCTGATCCAGCATCGACCGCGCCGCCTCGGCCCGCCCTTCCGGCGTCGTCAGCAGCACCGTTCCCATGTTGGTCAGCACGTCGAGAAGGGCGGCGCGCAGCGCTTCCTCTGGGGTTTGGTCGGTCATTCCCCACCCCTCAACCTCGCGGCCCATTCCTCCAGCAGAACCGACGCGCGATAGTCGCCCTGCCGCTCGCGCTCCTCGGCCGCCATGCGCAGCGCGACTGCGGCGCCCTCGCGGTCGAATGATCCGGGGTAGTCGATCACCGACTCCAGGAGTCCCAGCAGGATCGCCTCGGCAATCTCGTGCTGCTCGATGTCTTCCGGGGTGGGGGAGGGATCGAGGGTCATGGCGTCACATCTCCTGCAGGTTGCTTCATCGGCGATGTTCCGCTTATGTTCTGGTTAACGGGGCCGGGAATCGGGGGGGAGGATGGACGAGTTCGAGATAGCCGCCGCGCTCACTCGCCTGACGGTCGAAGGGAGGCAGGCTGTTTTCCGTGAGATCATGGATCGCCATTCGGGAGCATCTTCCGGGCGATGCGCGAAACCGCGACTTTATCCTCAGGGTCAAGCTTCATGTAAACCGCAAGATGATCAATAGCATCCTGCGCTTCCGCACTGTCCGGCTCGATCATTTCGGTCACATCAACACCGAAAGCGGCGGCCAGGGACCGAAGCGCCTCGGCGCTCGGATCGCGCTTCCCGTGCTCCAGGAGTGACAGATAGCCTTTGGTCAGCCCGCTGGCCTTAGCCAGATGGTCCTGGGTCCACCCGAGCCGGGTGCGGTGCTCTTTGATGCGAAACCTCATGGCGCAATCAATGGCACAGCGGCTTCATCTTGGGTATTTTCTGAGTGTAAACTTTTGCGTTGCTGGTCGTGTTTACTGATGGTAAACATGCCGACATGGAAAGCCTCCGCGAATACATCGACCGTATTGGGGTCAGCCAGAACACGTTCGCTGAACATATCGGCGTGTCGAAGGGCTACCTTAGCCTGATCCTTTCCGGCCGGCGCTCGCCCAGCCGGATGATGATTCAGAAAATCGACCGAGCGACAGACGGCCGTGTCCCGCCTGCGGTCTGGTTCAATGATTCTGCGGGGTCGGCGTGATGCAGCGCCGCCCCGGTTCTTCCCCTCTCGCAATCCGTCTTGTGCCATGCGGTCGTTCTGCGCCGGTGTGGTCTGCGCCTCAAGGAAACGAGGTTGCCTATGGCTGATCTACGGCTCAGCGTCTCGGCGGCCTTGTCCGCGCTGATCGCAGGGGTTTTCGGCTGCTACGACGCAGCGGCCGAGACGATCAACGCGCGCTGGGGCAGGGGTGCCAGCAAGGGCACCATCAGCAAGAAGGTCGCGGGCCTGCTCGATTGGACCGTGGCCGATGTCATCGCGCTGGAAGACGCCTCGGGGCGCTATCCCGTGACGAAGATGCTGGCGCGGCGGCTGGAGCGGGCGAACGACCCGGACAGTTGCATCATCCAGCACGCCAGCAGCATCGCGCGCGAGGCCGGAGAAGCCGTCGGCGCGCTGCTGTCGGCCGCCCAATCGGCGGATGCCGGCGACCGGGCGCAGGCCATCAAGGAACTGCACGACGTGGAAAGCGCGGTTCGCATGGCCCGCGCCAGGCTGGAGGCATGACCCATGCCCACCGCCCCTCTCTGCGGCCGCTGCAAATCCTTCGCCACCCAAGGCTGGGGGCCGCCTGACCGGGCGCCCGACAGGGGCCGGGCATGGTCGTGCCCCAAGCACCACGCCGATGCTGAGCGCTGGTGGCTCGAAACCTATCCCGAGGCGCGCGTCTCGGTGATCCCCGCGGCCGCGGCGTCCAGCGGCAACCTCATGGACCGGAACCATCGACATGAACGCACATAGCGAGATCGAACACGACATGGAGGGCGGCGAGATCGACCTCCATCTCGACACCCTCATGGGCGACATCCGCGACGAGATGCTGTCGCGGGTCAAGCACCTCAAGGCGACCTGGAACCTGCTGAGCGAGGCCGAGCAGCACGAGGTTGCCAACGGGCTGGAGCTTTTCGCCAAGAGCCTGATCCGCAAGGTGGTAGGGGCGCTGAACAAGCACGAGTTCCCGCACGCCGTCGTCAAGCTGTCCGAATTCAAGGTGAAGGGCGGCAAGGACATCGAGGCCAAGATTTCCTGCCCGAACATCGAGCTGAACCGCGAAGCTCTGGGTAATCACGTCGGCGATATGTGCATGCTGATGATGGTGGACAGCGAGACGTTCTTTTCCGAGCGCGCGCCGGTGAAGACCGATCCCGACCAGCCCGGATTCGATGTGGAAGGCGATGGCGAGGGCGATGCCGATCCCGACGAGGAAGGCGAGAGGCTGGCATTGCCGCCACCGTCCCCGACCGAGCGCAAGAACAACCGCAAGCCCAAGCCGGAGGATCTGGACTGATGCCCCGGTATTCCGTGGAGGTCGAAATGACCAAAGCCGTCCGGCTCAAGGTTTGGGCACGGGACGAGGACGCGGCCCGCGAGAAGGCGCAGGGCATCGTAGAGGATTGGGACGGCGTGATCACTGCTGAGGCCGGCGACGTCGAAGAAATCGACGGGGACTGACCATGGCAGCGGTAGAGTTCACAATTCCCGGCAAGCCGTTCGGCAAAATGCGCCACAGGGTCGGCACCATCGCCGGCCGTGCCCGGGCCTTCAACCCGGCCGAGAACCGCAGCTTTGAGCAGAAGGTGGCCGAGATTGCCCGGCCGCTGTTCCCGGTCCCCTTTGAGGGGCCGGTGAAGCTGCGCATGGTGGCGGTGTTCGAGATTCCGAAGTCCTGGAGCAAGAAGCGCAAAGCCGAAGCCCTCGGCGGGTTTCATACCCAGAAGCCGGACAGCGACAACCTGGCCAAAGCCTTGAAGGACGGCCTGAACCGCGTGGCATGGGCCGATGACGCCCAGGTTGCCGACGTTCGCGTGGTGAAGCGCTGGGGCCGCCATGCCGAAACCTTCGTTCTGGTGGAGGCGATCTGATGGCCTATGCCCTGACACCGACCCAGCATCGCCTCCTGGACATGATCCGCAGGCATCTTGCGTCCACCGGCACGGCGCCGAGCTTTGACGAAATGCGCGCGGCCATGGGCATCAACTCTAAAGCTGGAATCCACCGCCTGTTGATAGCGCTGGAGGATCGCGGCGCGATCCGGCGCCTCTCTGGTCGCGCGCGTGCGATCGAAGTCGTGGGGCCGCAAGACGATGTGCTGGCCGCCGTAATGGCGGAGATCGACGGCTTTTGCGATGCCGAGGGTATCGCGACAGACAGCCCGCTGTTCCGGCGGCTCAAGCAACGCCTCCGCCAGCGGCTCAGCGCCGCGAAGGGCGGTGCGGCATGACTGAGACGATCCTCACCTGGCAGGAATGCCACGACGCCGGCATGACGGCGCGAGAGGCCGCAGAGGCCCGCGGCCGGCACCAGCGCAGCGCGCAGTCGTGGGCTCGCAGCCGTGGGCTGAAATGGCCGCTACCGCTCGTGCTCGGCACCGGCTGTCCAGTCTCGGCGAAGGGCAAGGTCTATCCTTCAGCCCGCGCCGCGGCCCGCGCCCTCAAGGTCTCCGAAAGCACGGTGACCAAGCACCTACGCGAGTATGGCCATCTGGAGCTGGTCGGGAAGCTGCGCGCCGGCGCCAAGAAGGGCGCCAAGCCGCGGAACCGGAAACCAATCACGGTGGGCGGCCGCACGTTCCAGACGCGCCGCGAGCTGGCCGCCTATGTCGGCTACACCGAGCAATACCTGAGCCGGGTTCTTTCCCGTCGTGACGGACAGGGGCCGATGGAACGGCTCATAGCCGCCGTTATGCGGGCCGACGCCCAGCAGGCCAACCAGCGCATGCGCAGGGTCGGACGCGACGATCTCAACGACAGGAGGGCCGCTTGACTGCCCCATCCGCCAAGCCGCTTTTCCGGGCCATCAGTGGCGCAGGCTCGACTGGCAAAGAGCCGCTGCCGCTGCTGCCGGATGCCCCTCTGCGCAGCCGTCCACGCGTCGAGAAGCGCCGGGACGAGGATTTCTACGCGACCGGCCAACCCGAGGCCGTGCGCGGCCTTCTGGCGCGCGATGGTGACGTGATCCGGGCCTGCGGCTCTGTCTGGGAACCGGCCTGCGGCGACGGCGCGCTGGTCCGCGAGATCCGTGCAGCAGGGATTCCGTGCTGCGCATCTGATCTGATCGACCGTGGCTGCCCCGATAGCTGGGTTGCCGACTATTTCACCTGCCTGCGCAGCCGGGGCAGGGCGATCATCACCAACCCGCCCTATTGCCTGATCAACGCGCGGGACGGCCACGGCCGCTGGCTGCGCCATACGCTGGACATGCCCGGCTGGGACTATCTGGCGCTGCTGCTGTCCTGGGACTGGCCGGCGGCTCGGGCCAACGGGCTCGGCGCGCTGCTGGACGCGCAGCCGTTCTCCTACTGCTACCTCATGCGCTGGAAGCTGGATTTCACCGGCGAGGGCTCGCCGCCCCAGCGCAATGCATGGTTTGTATGGATTCGTGGCTGGAACGATGCGCCGATGCAGATTCGGTTCATGAACCGCGAGGACGGCCAAGCCCTGCATCAGGGGGTGCTGCTGTGAGCCAGAAGGCGGTGCATATCGCGCTCTACCCCTCGGACTGGCTGGCCGGCACGCGCGGGCTCACACCGGCCGAGACGGGCGTTTATATCACGCTGGTCTGCATGATGTATGAGCGACAGGAACCCCTGCCGTTCGACCATGCGCGGTTGGCGCGGATGTGCAATTGCCCCGCGGGCACGTTCAAGAAGATCCTGACCGTCCTTCTCGATGAGGGGAAGCTGATCGAGACGTCCAACGGGCTTTGCCTTAACCCAGATGGCGGAGTGGTGACATGAGCGATCAGCCGTTCATGCAGCTCTATGTCGCGGACTATCTGGCAGACACGCTGGACCTGTCCACGGTCGAGCATGGCGCCTATCTGCTCATCCTGATGACCATGTGGCGACATGACGCGCGCCTGCCAAACGACACGGCAAAACTGGCGCGTATCGCCCGCATGTCCCCCGCAAAATTCAAGCCGGTGTGGGACGAGATCAGCCGATTCTTTGAGGTGGAAGGCGACAGCATCACCAACCGTCGCCTGTCAAAAGAGCACGAAAAAGCACGCAAAAAAAGTGAAGTTCGCGCTACAGCGGGAAAGGCTGGTGGTCACGCTAAGGCATTGAAAGAAAACAAAGCGCGCATGGCAAATGCTACTGATTTGCCATGCCATTCTTCAGAGTCCAGATATCAGATAGAAGATTCTTCACTACGTTCAGAATCTTCCGGCGGCGGCGGAAACGCGTGCGCGCGCGAGCCGGAAACCGGCCTGGTGGCCCAGATCGCCGAGGCCCTCGGGTTCAATGACCCGAACGGCACAGGCTGGCCAAAATACTGGGTCGCCGCCGATGCCCATGTCATCGCCAGTCGATGGATCACCGATCTCGGATTGACCGCGTCCGAGGTGATCCAGGTGGCGACGAGCAATGCGAAGGCCCACGGCGCTCCGGCAAACGGGCCGAAAATCCTCACCCGCCACATGCAGGACTTCGCTGCCGCCAAGCGCGCGCCCCCGCTCGCCCTGTCCACTGCCACGCATTCCGCCGTCCGCCCTGCAGCCGGGCACGGCATCAAGGCCCAGATCCCGGAGGAATATCTGAAATGATCCCGCAATCCGTCGTCGCCGACCTGTCCATGCGCTTCAATGCCTTCCTCGACAGGTTCAGTCCGCCGCGTCAGATCGCCGGCAACCCCAAGGCGCTCCAGGACGATGCCAACGCCTTGCTGCGGATCGTTCTGGATCACGCCCCGACCGAGGGATGGCAGGATTGGTTCCCCGAGGCCATCCGCAATCTCGAAGCCAGCATGACGACGCGTTCGTGGCCCGCGCCGGGCGAGGTGGTCAGGGCCTGTCGGGGCGCCTTGGCCAAGATGCCGGCGACCGAAACGGCGGCGCAGTCCCGCGGCGAGGCCAACGCGATCCAGATGCTGATCGACTGGCATGCCAAGTTCGGAACCCAGATGCCCGGTCAGGGTCGGCCGGATCGCACCGACGAGTTGATCCGCCGCGGCGTGCTGCGCAACGAGCGCGAGGCTCGGTTCAAGGGCTTCGTGCTGTCGCCGGCAGCGCAGGCCCGCGTCAAGGACCAGGCCCCCAGCCGTGCTGAATGGGATCACCACGTCGCCGTCATGGCCCGCCTCGATGGCCGGTCGCGGGACGAAGTGGATTTCGAACTCCAGGACGATGCGCGGCGCAATCCGCCCGGCACGTTCCAGCACGCCGGCGACGTGTTCGGGGCCGCGGCGGAATAATCCGACCCACCCAGTCTAGACAAAACGCGACAAAAAGGTTTTTGAGCATGAGCAGGAAAGCGAAACGGAAGATGCGCAAGCGCGATGGTCGTTGGGTTCACGCCTCGGCTGCGGTGACGCTAGCACCGGCACCGTGGGACCATGGCGCCACCGGCCAGGCAAACCGCGTGGGCCTGGTTGTCGAGGAGCGCGGTGAAGTCGATCCGAAGACTGGGAAGATGCGGAACCCGAATGGGGTGACCGGTGTCCGGCGGGTAGACCTGCTGGAATACTGGCATAAGCGGGGCAGCATCAGCACGGAAGGGTTCAACGCAGGTGAGGCTCTGCGCAATGCGTTTGAGGCCACCATGCGCAGCAAGCCGGCGCTACCCGGAAACGACCGAGTGCAGTCCAGCCCGAAGCCGGATCACGCCGTTGATATCATGGTGGACCGGATCAGCGCTTACGAGCGCATCATGCGACATGTTGTCATGAAGGACCGGGAGATTATTTCGGTGTGCGTGCTCGGCAATGCCACGCCGGCGGCGATCCGGGGATACCGAGGAGCTGGTTACCGAAGGGGGCTGGCGCACCTTCGCGAAGCGCTGGATCGTCTGGCCGATGCGTTGGGGATTGACGGTAAATGAAAAACGTGTCACGAAAGCATTGTCGAAGAATTCTGCCCCGCCCGAGATCGAGCGGGGATTCTGCATTCTAGGGGATCACGCCCCAGTCAGTTCATGCCGCGAGTTTTGCCGTTTCATAAATGGCGCGCAGGAGGCCGCGATCCATCGTGATGTTGACGCGCCGCACGGCGGTATCAGCCGGGATGTATGGCACCGGCATCAGGAGCGGGCCATCGGAAAATTCAGCGGCAACATCCTATCGCTACAATACGAAGAAGTAGTCGATCTTCAAAGGTTAGTGTTTCCATGAGTCAAGAATAGGGTTTGTCTCAGAATCCAGCTTATCCTGCGCTATGCGGTCCATAACCACTTTCTTCTGAGCATCTGTAAGAAAATCAAGGCAGTCACCTTGATCGTGGACCTTAGATATCCAATCGTACAGACTTTTCACAATATTCTTCGGATCTAGCTTTAGTATTGACGCTAGATACTTAATTCCTAGATCATTCATCATTTGGTTATTTTTGCTTTTGCATGAGTTGTACAAGTCCCACCGTTCGTCATCGGTCAGGTCTTCTAAGGTCTTTTTTTCCATAACGCCCTCCATTGTGTCATGAAGTCCAGTTACTCACGCGCAAGTGATTCGATCAAACTTTTTAACTACACAAGCCACACGAACGAAGGGTGTGGTGTAGATCGCAAAGGACATCGCCATGACTCGCCGGAAAAGCGCCGGGGCGCAGCCGGCAAACCTGACGCCGAAGCAAGCCAGCTTTGTCGAGAACTACCTGATTGACCTCAACGCTACCCGTGCAGCCATCAAAGCCGGCTATGCCCCGAACAATGCCAGGAAGTATGCCCATCAGTTGATGCAGATGCCGCATATCGAGGAGGCGATTTCCGCTGCCTTTGCGGCTCGCTCGGAGCGCACACGCATTGACGCCGATTGGGTGCTTCAGCGCCTCGCTGAAGAAGCCGACGCAGACTTGGCTGACATCCTGGACGACAAAGGCACGATCAAACCGGTGAAGGACTGGCCCAAGGTCTGGCGAAAAGGGCTCGTCGCCGGCATCGACGTTCAGGAAATGGTGGTCGAAGGCGTGAGGGTTGGACAGACCGTCAAGTTGCGCCTTTCTGATCGGATCAAGCGGATTGAACTGATCGGTAAGCATGTCAACGTCCAGGCGTTCCGAGACCAGGTGCATCAGACTGGCGCCATCACGCTGAACGTCCTGCCAGAGGACGCCGAACTGTGACCCATGGCAGTAGCACGGCTTACGGCCAAACAGAGGGAGGCTAACCGGCTTCTGGCGGGCCCCGCACGCAACATCATGCTGCGAGGCGGATCGAGGTCGGGGAAAACCTTCCTCCTGGTCCGCGCGATCATCCAGAGGGCCATCAATGCGCCGGAATCGCGCCATGCGATATTCAGGTTCCGGTTCAACCACGCCAAGACATCGGTCTGGTCGGACACCCTGCCGAAAGTCCTGAAGTTGTGCTTCCCAGGACTGTTGGTCAGGTTCGACAAGACGGATTTCTACGTCGAGTTGCCGAACGGGTCGCAGATCTGGATCGCTGGCCTCGATGACAAGGAGCGCGTCGAGAAGATCCTCGGCCAGGAATACGCGACGCTCTATTTCAACGAGAGCAGCCAGATTCCGTGGGGCTCGGTCGAGACGGCGATGTCGCGCCTGGCGCAGAAATGCGAGCTGGCGCCCGAGATCGCGCAGGCAACAGGGCGGCAGTTTCTGGCGCTCAAGGCATATTTCGACTGTAACCCGCCGTCGAAGCTGCATTGGTCCTACAGCCTGTTCCGGGCGAAGCTGAAGCCGGGCACGAAAGAGGCGCTGCCCAATCCGGCAGACTATGCCGAGATGAAGGTCAATCCGGCCGACAACGCCGACAACCTGCCGGCCGAGTATTTCGATGTGCTGGCCAGCATGTCGGCGGCCAAGAGGCTTCGGTTCGAAGCCGGGGAGTGGGCCAGCGAAGTCAACGGCGCCCTTTGGGCGCTAGAGGACCGAACGGCGCCGGATGGCAAAGTCATGCCGGGCATCGACAGCCTGCGGATCACGCCGGACCAGATGCCGGAAATGCGACGCATCGTGGTCTCCGTGGACCCATCAGGAACGCGGGGCGACGGCGGCGGGGATGATATCGGGATTGTGGTCGCCGGCCTCGGTATCGACGGGCGCGGTTATGCGCTCGCCGACGAGACCTGCCAACTGTCGCCCGAGGGCTGGGGCCGGCGCGCCGTCGAACTGTATCACCGCTGGGGCGCGGATCGCATCGTGGCCGAGCGGAACTTCGGTGGCGACATGGTGCGCTTCACCGTCGCGACCGCGGACAAGAAGGCTGCCTTCAAGGAGGTGGTCGCCAGCCGCGGCAAGGCGGTCAGGGCCGAGCCGGTGTCGGCTCTCTACGAACAGGGGCGCATCAGCCATGTCGGTGTCTTCCCCGATCTTGAGGACGAGATGTGCAACTTCACGGCGTCGGGCTTCATCGGTGATGGTTCTCCCGACCGGGCAGACGCGCTGGTCTGGGCGATGACGGAACTGATGCTGGCCCACGAGGCCGCCCCGCCAAGGGTAAGGACGCTATGAGCCTCATTTCTCTCCTGTTCGGTCGCTCCGCACCCGCGGCACCGCCTCAGGCCAAGCACAGCGCCGTGGGTCATATGTTCGCCTATTTCGGCGTCGGCCAGCCGGTATGGACGGAACGGCAGTTCGAGCAGTTGGCGAAGGAGGGGTATCAACGCAACCCTATCGTCTACGCCTGCCTGCGGCGCATCAGCCGTGGTGTCGCCTCGATCCCGGTGAACCTTTACGATCAGGATGCCGAGATCGAACGGCACCCGTTGCTGGACCTGATCCGCCGGCCGAACCCCGAGATGACGCAGGCGGATTTCATAGAGGCGGTGGTCGTGCCGTATGTCCTGGGCGGCAATGCCTATGTCGAGCGGGTCGGCATCACCCAGGTGCGGGAACTGTATCCGCTGCGGGCGGATCGCATGAAGGTCATCACCGGCACGCGCGGATGGCCCTCTGCCTTTGAATACGAGGTGGCGGGCCAGCGCCGGCAATTCCCGGTCCGCTCCGGTCCGCTCGATTGTGACGTGCTTCAGCTCAAGCAGTTCAACCCGTTGGACGATTACTATGGCCAAGGGTCAATCGAGGCTGCGGCATATGCCGTGGACATCCACAATGAGACGAGCCAGTGGGCCAAGGGCCTGGTGCAGAACGCGGCTCGCCCTTCCGGGGCTTTCGTCCATACCCCGCAGGACAAGGAAGGCGCGCAGTCTCTGGGCGAAGCGCAGTTCCGCCGGTTGAAAGAGGAACTGGCCGCATCGGTGCAGGGCGGGAACAACGCCGGCAAGCCGTTGCTGCTGGAAGGCGGCCTGAACTGGACCGCTATGGGCCTGACTCCAATGGAAATGGATTTCATCAACACCAGGCGCGAGGTGGCCCGCGAGATCGCGCTGTCATTCGGGGTGCCGCCGATGGTCCTCGGCATTCCGGGCGACAACACCTATGCGAACTATCGCGAGGCCAACGCGGCCTTCTTCCGCGAGACGGTCATTCCGCTGGCGACGCTGGTCTATGCCCGGCTGTCGCAATGGCTGGCGCCGCGCATGGGCAGCGAGACGATGGAGTTGCGCCCGGATCTGGACGAGATCCCGGCCTTGGCTGAGGAGCGCCGCGAGGTCTGGAACAAGGTGTCCTCGGGCAGCGACATCCTGACCGTGGACGAGCGCCGCGAGGCTCTGGGCTATGCCCCGACCGGCAACGCCGACGGGAAGGTCATCCTGGGCGTGACCCAGAGGCCAATGCCCGGCGCCGAGGGCGATACGGATCCGCCGGATGATCCTGACAGGTGACGGGCCGGCCGCCCTGGCGGCGGCGTGGCAGCGCGCCACGGCGATGATCGACCAGCAGGCCGACGAACTCAGCCCGGCCCTGCTGAACGAGCTGCGGCGGTTCCTGCGGTTGGCCGAGCGCGGCTTGCTGCACGGAGAGGCGTTCGATTTTCAGGCGGCTGTTGCCGAGCACGAGCGCCGCGTTGCCCTGATCATGGACGAGGGCACGCAGCGGACAGCGCAGGTGTTCGCCCTCGATGTGCTCGGGGGCCTCGATCAGGGTTCGCGCATCGGCTCCTGGTTGCGGACGGCCGGCGTCGGCCTGATCGCCGCGACCTTCGCGCGCGAGGGTGCAGAACGGTTCGCGAGGTGGACCGCGCATCACCTGCGCCGTGTCATGGACCTGCGCGGCGACCGGCTGGAGCGGGAACTGCTCCGGCAGAGCGGCGTGGATGCGCCACGCCGGGCGCTGAACGCGGCCGAGGACCGGGCGCACCTGGCGTCGCAATGGGCCACGACCAGCGCCGCCGAGTTCTCGGGCGAGATTGACCAGCGGGTCTGGCTGTCGCGTCTCGATGGCCGGGAACGCGCCACGCACAACCACGCCCATGGGCAGCACTGCCCGGTCGCGGGCGCGTTCATCGTCGGCGGCTACCGGCTGCGCTGGCCGCGCGACCCGAACGGCCCGATCCACGAAATTGCGAACTGCCGCTGTGTCTCGGCGCTTCGGAGGAAAAAATGAACCGTATCGAGCAAAAAAGCGGTCTGGACCTGAAATTCGCCGGCGCCGCTCTCGCAATCGATGTCAAGGGCGACGACGGCGTGATCGAGGGATACGCTTCGAAGTTCAGCGAGATCGACCGCGGCAACGACATGGTGATGCCGGGCGCCTATCGGGCCTCCATCGCCGCCAAGCGCCCTGGCGCGGTCAAGATGCTGTGGCAGCACGACCCGTCCCAGCCCATCGGCTTCTGGGAGACGATCCAGGAAGACGACACGGGCTTGCGCGTCAAGGGCCGACTGCTGACCGAGGTGCAGCGCGGCCGCGAGGCGCTGGTGATGCTGAAAGCGGGCGTGCTGGATGGTCTGTCCATCGGTTACCGCACCGAGGATTACGGCTATGTCACTGAGGGTGGGCGCACGATCCGGCAGCTGAAGAAGCTCGACCTCTGGGAAATCTCGCTCGTTACCTTCCCCATGCTGCCGTCGGCGCGCGTGGCGGCGAAAGGCGACGAAAGCGACCCGAAATTCGTGGAACAGGCCCTGCGCGACGCAGGGCTGTCGCGCACCGCCGCGAAGCGAATCGTGGCTCAAGGCGTCAAGGGCGCCCCGCGTGACGCGGGGGACGAAGGCGACCTTTCCGCCGGCCTCTCGGCCGTCTTCCAATCCGTTATCAAGGGGTAATCCCATGAAGATGAACACCATCGAGCAGTTTGCGAACGCCGGCCTGCTTGGCCCGCTGGCGCGCAAGGATGCTTTCAGCAGCACCGATACGCTTCCGACCGAACTGAAAGGCTTCGCCACCGAAGTCGGCAAGGCGTTCAAGGAACTGCGCGACACCAACGACCAGATGCTGAAGGCCAAGGCCGACGGCAAGTCGGTGTCCGATCTTGAAGCCAAGACCGTGAAAATGCAGGAAAGCATCGACACGCTCGAAAAGTCGATCACCGATGGCCTGAAGACCATCCGCGCCGAGAAGGCGGCGGACGAGATCAAGGCCGATGATCGCCTGCTGGCGTCCGACTTCGCGCTGAACATCAAGGGCCAGAAGGTTTCGTTGGACGAGGTGACGCCGGACCTGATGAAAGAGGCCAAGAACTACGAGGCCGATTTCTCGCGCTGGCTGCGCACCGAAGGCAAGGCGCTGACCTCTGGCATCGATCCCTCGGGCGGCTATTGGGTGCCCACCACCACCTCGCGTCGGATCATCACCAAGCTGCATGAGACCACGCCCATGCGACAGCTTGCCACGGTCGAGGAGACCAACGGCGACAAATGGGAGATCGAGAACGACCGCGGTATCGTTCCCGCCCGCTGGGTGGATGATACCACCGCCCACCAGGCCAGTGGCACGCCCAAGACCGGGATGCGCGCGATCATGGTCCATAACCTGCAAGCCCAGCCCCGCGCTTCCTCGAACCTGCTGGAGGATGCTTCGCGGAACGTTGAACAGTGGCTCGCCGATAAAGTGGCCCTTGGCTTTGCCTTGGCTGAAGCTTCGGCGTTCGTCCTGGGCGACGGTGTGGGCAAGCCGCGTGGCCTGCTGACGTATCCCGAGGTCGAATATGTCAAGGCCAGCGACAAGACCGATGCGGACTGGCGGAAGATGCGCTTCGTCAAATCGGGCGCGGCCGCGGCGCTCGGGGGCCTCGACGGCTTCGCGCACCTCATCACCTCGCTGAAATCGCTCTACCGCATCAACGCCACCTTCATGATGAACCGCATGACGGTCGGCGCGCTGCGGGTGCTGAAGGACGGCGAGGGCCGGTATCTGCTCGACCCGATGAACCAGAACCGGGGCGTGGCCAGCATCTTCGGCTTCCCGATTTCGGAAGGCGACGATCTGGATGAGGTTGGCGCGGGCAAGATCCCCGTCGTGCTGGGCGACATCCGCGCAGCCTATACCATCGTCCAGCGCCGGGGCATCCGCGTGCTGCGTGACCCCTACACCGCGAAGCCGATGGTCCAGTTCGACCACACTGCCCGTGTCGGCGGTGACGTGGTGGACTTCGACGCCTTCCGAGTCCTCAAGATCGCGGCCTGATCCGGCAGGCGGCGACCGGCCCGCACCGAGATTCCTCCCCCTTTTGGGCGGTGCGGGCCATCCGAAACCCATTCGCAGAGGAGCCATCAGCATGGCACGCGACGACATTTTCAACGCCATCACGCCTTCGCTGGCGCTGGCAAACACCACCAACGCCGCGCTTGTCGGGGCGACGGTGAATGGCGCCATCATCGACACCCAGGGCGAAACCGGCGGGGCGTTCCTCGTGCGGGTCGCCGGTATCAGCGCGGGCAGCATCGCCCTCGGCATCATCGCCGGAGACGCGGCCGACCTGTCGGATGGAGAGGCCGTTACCGATCCGCTGCTTGTGCAGGTGTCGGACCCGATCACGGCAGCGGGTCAGGGCAAGGCCGCATATCAGGGCATCAAGCGGTATATCCGCCTGACGCTGACCGGGTCGGCTGATCTGGCCGGCGCCTCGGCCTTTTCTATCTACGCTTCGGCCAAACAGGACCAGGGCGCACTGGCATGAGGATCGAGCGCAGCGGCGAGGGACTGAACATCCTTCCGGTAGACATAGACCAGATCGAGGTGCATTTCTCGATGCTGGGCGCCGAGGACATCGAGGGCGTCACGCCTTACATCCTCGCTGCTGCGCGCGAAATCGAGGACTTTGCCGGGCTGGCGCTGATCCGGCAGACGATCACGCTGCGGAACGTGCGGTTCGATGTCCGGCGGTCATCCACCTGGTGGTCTGGCGTGCGGCAGGGCATTCCCGAGACGGCGCGGGACATGGGCGTGCGTCCCGTGTTTCTCCCGGTTCGTCCCGCCACAGAGTTGGTTTCCATCGCGCATGCGGATGACGGCACTTTGCTGGCGCTGCACGGCTTCCGTATCTACGGGGTTGACGATCCCGAATTGCAGCCGCGCGGCGCGGTTCCCAGCGGCTCTCTGGATGTGGCCTATACCGCCGGATATGGCGATGATCCGGCGCCGGTTCCCGCCGACCTGCGGCTGGCGGTGTTGGATCATGCCCTGCGGCTCTACGAGCGACGCGGGGACGAGACCGCGACGCCGGCGGGCCTGTCCGCTGCCGCCGCCCGCATCGTCGGCCGCTACCGCCGGGTGCATCTTTGAAGCCCCGCGTCTCGCGCCTGCGGCACAGAATCACGTTCCGCCGACCGGGTGGCGTCCCTGACGGGGCGGGGGGCATCAAGCCGGGGTTTGCAGATTCCGGCACGGTAGCAGGCGATTTCCAACCCGTCTCGGCCAACCGGGTGCTGGATGCCGAAAGCACCGAGATCATGCACCGGGCGCGGATCATCATCCGCGCGAAAGCAATGCCGGAGGATTTCGATCCTGCCAAATGGCGGCTCCGCGCCGCCGGCCTGGATCACACCATCCTGTCCACAATGGACCAGGATGGTGACCGTAGGTTCATCACCTTCATTGTCACGCGAGCGGTTTAGGCGGCGAGTGCCATGGAGTGGGAAGGCGTCGACCAGTTTCTTGCGTTCCTCAGTGCGGCACCCGGCAACCTGCGTCGGCTGGCGGGTGCGCACGCTGCTGCATCGGCGCACTACATGCGTGATCAGGCCATGGCCAATATGGGCGGTATGAGGATCGGGCTGGTTACTGGCCGGTCTCGTGCGCTCTACGGCGTGCGCGTCGAGCCGGCTGCCTATGACCCGCGGGCGTCAGGCTCGGTCGCGGCCTATGCCGGTTATCTGGCCTGGCCGTCGGACGTGGTTTTTTACCCGCGCTTTCTGAACGACGGCACCAGCCGCATGGTCGCGCGGCCGTATCACGACCTGGCCTTTGACGAAACCAGACCTTTCTTCGAGCAAGGCATGCGCCGGGCCCTGGCCCGAGCAATGCAGGGGGCATCATGACCATTGCAAAGGGCTTTGACCTCCAGACGGCGGTCTATCAGGCGCTCGTCGTCGCGTTGCCGGCCGTCCCGGTGTTTGCGCATCAGCCCGAGGCGCCGCCGGAGCGGTTTTGCAGGATCGATGGTTTCACCATGGCGTCGAACGAGGCTTACAAGAACCGCGAGCAGGGCGACCATTCCCTGACCGTCCATCTGATTGAGGCGCCCGCCGGCGGCACGCTGTCGCTGGAATGGGTCAGGCAAGCGTCGGCGCTGGCCCACGCTGCCCTCAAGGTGCTGGCGCTGGACGATCACAGCACGGTGCTGCGGCTGGCCGCCGCCGGCGCCTCTCTCGAATCCCGCACCGACAGCGTGCGCGATGCTCACGCCTTCATCCGCTACATCACCACCATAGGAGAATGACCCCATGTCGCAGGGCAAGGAATTCCTCGTTGCGGTTTCGGCCACCTCGGCCGGGGACAAAACCGAAGTCGAGCTTCAGGGCGATCTGACGATCAACCCCGGCAAGGCGATCCAGCAGCAGGTCTACAAGAACGGAACCGAGTCGTTCCAAAACGACAGCGGTTTCAACATCTCGTTCCAGATGGGCAACAGCGCCCCCCTCGCCACCGGGGAGGCCCTGCTGTGGACGCTGCACGATAGTGGGGACGTTGGCTATTTCGAGATTACCAATGCCAGAACCGGCGGCGTCGAATGGACCTTCGCCGGCCGGGTCGGCATCTCGACCGTGAACGCGCCTGTCAGCGGCGCCACTACGGTCACCGTGAACGTCGGCGCTGTCGGCGCTGTCACCCGCGGCACGGCGACCTAATGATGCGGGAAATCATCAAGATCCGCTTAGGCGCATCGGACTGCCTGATGCGCCCCACCTTCGCCGCATATGGCGACATTGAAACCCGGCTGGGGCCGTTGCGGCCACTCTATACCCAAATCCTGACCGGCTCGGGCACGCTGGCTGCCCTAGCCTGCATCGTCACCGTCGGTATGCGGCAGACCGATCAGGGCGACGGTCGGCAGGTCGATGAACAGAAGGTTGCGAAGATGATCTTCGAGGCCGGTCCCTGGTCTGACGACGTGATCATTCCCATTGGCGAATACCTCGCCGCGCTTGGGTGGACCCCCGAGCAAAAGGGAAAGATCGAGGCCGAGGCCGAGAGGCTGGCGAAGGCAACGCCCTCGGTCTGATGTTCAAGACAGCCACGGCCAAACACGGCCTTGGCTGGACGCCTTCTGAATTCTGGGCGGCGACGCCCCGCGAGCTCTGGGCGGCCATCGAGGCCGCCGAGGAAGAAGCCAAGGCCATCAAGGCCGCGAGGAACCAGGCATGATCCCTTTCAGTGCTGACCGCGCGATGGTGGCGAAATTCGACGCTGCCATTGCCCCCTTCATGTCCAAGGTCGGCACCATGTCCGACGGCGTGAAGCGGTTTCAGATGGTTTCGCAGGTCGGGTTTTCCGATATTGAGGCCCGCGCCAATCGCACCGGCCAGGCGCTGGTCAGCCTGCGATCCATCGCGGCCGGCCTTGGTGCGGCGGTCGGGGCCGGGATCAGCTTCTTCGCATCACGCGCCTTCATCGATCTCGCTGATCAAGCGAAATCGCTGGAAAACCAGATGCGCGGGATCGGTGCGGCGTCTGACGACACCCGCAAGGCGATCTATGCCCTCGCCATCGAGACCCGCACCCCTGTCGAGGACACGGTGGGGCTACTGACTCGGATGCAGAAATCCCTTCGGGACCAGCCGCTGGAACAGACGATCCGGCAGGTGGGAACGCTGAACCGCCTGCTGATCACCGGCGGGCTGGACAATGCGGCCCGTGGATCGGTGGCGCTCCAGTTCGGGCAGGCGCTGCAATCCGGCGTGCTGCAAGGCGACGAGCTGCGTTCTCTGCGCGAGGCCGCGCCCTACGAGCTGCTGGATGCGATCGCCAAGGCCGCAGGCGGCACGGTCGAGCAACTGCGCGACCTGGGCGCTCAGGGCAAGCTGACCCGCGCCGTGATGGTGCAGGCTCTCGAAGACCTGGAACGGACCAGTCGCGATAAGCTCGGCGCGTTCAACATGACCGTTGCGGAAGCGTCCGATGCCTTGCGCACCGGCCTACTGGCCGCCGTGGGCGAGTTTGACAGTGGCTTGGGGGCCACGGACGCGCTGGCGGGCGCCATGCAAGGGTTGGCACAGTTCATGCACGAGAATGCCGGCGCAGCCGAGGTTCTTGGGGAAGCGCTGAAAATCGTTGGGCAAACTGCGCTGCTGGCCGCCGGCACGCGGGGGATCATGGCGATCCCCGCCGCTGCCAGTATCGCTACCGCACGCCTCACCGCCCTTGCCGCATCGGGTGTCCGCGCGACAGCCGTATTCCGTGGCCTCATGTCGCTCCTCGGCGGGCCATGGGGTGCGGCGCTGTTCACCGCGGGCGCGGCGGCCATGTATCTGCGCGGGCGCAATGACGACTCGAGCGCGGCCGTGCAGCGGTTGCAGGAGCGGTTTGGGCTCTTGGGGGCAGAAGCCTCTGGCGCGGCGGCCGACGTGGAAGGCGCGGCCGAGCGGATCAGGGCCGCGGTCGCCCGGATGTCCGAGTCGGAGAAGTTCCAGGCTGGGGAGGATGTGAAGGAGACCGCTGGCGAAGCGGCCGACAAGGTGGACGATCTCTCCAGGACGATCACCGCGATGCTGGACAAGTGGGTTCGCGACGAGACGCTAACGGGGCGGGTCTCTGAGGAAAATATCAAGCGTATCGAGAGCCTGGCCGATGGTTTTCGCAAAGGCGGAATGTCGGCGGGGGATCTGAGCGATAGGCTCGCTCAACTCGCGAGGGATAACAGGGAAACCTTTTCTGGCCTCGCCGCGGGAATGATCCCGTTCCTCAAGCAGCTTGACGAAGCCGTGAAGAGTCTCGGCCAGATCAAGGAAATTCAGGATGCGCTGAGCGCCGGCCCCAACGAAGGGCTGCCACCGGGTGCGGCAGCGGCCTATCGCGAATATGGCGCTTCGCGTCGCACGGGCGCCTGGCTCGCGACCTCGGAAGCCACGCAAGCCGCGCGCGACATGATCGCCGCACGGGAAGGATTCCGGACGGATGCCTACCCCGATTACACCGTTCGGAACGGGCAGCGCGTCGTGGATGCCTATCGAGCGGGCTACGGATCCGACACGGGAACCCGCGCCGACGGCTCGGTGTATTCGATCCAGAAGGGCATGAGCATCACTGCCGCAGATGCGGCCCGTGATCTGGACCGGCGCATCCAAAGCTATTTCTCGACCATCATCGGCCAGATCGGGCAGACGGCGTTCGAGGGCTTGTCTGCACCGCAGAAGGGTGCGCTGGCTTCGCTGCTGCACAACTATGGGGAGGGCGAGTTCAAGGCCGGCGGCGACCTGGCAGGCGTCGTGGCGGCGCTGCAATCGGGGAACCAGCAGGCCGTAGCTGACGCCATCGCGGCGCGCGGTGCCGATAATAGCGGCATCAACCGCGGCCGGCGGATCGAGGAAGCCCAGGCGTTCGGTGGCGCATCCGAGTCGCAGGTTGAGGCGCTCGACGCCCTGAAGAAGCACACCGATGCCCGCAAGGACTTCAACGAGTCGCTGGAGGTCTCTGCGGCGCGGCAGCAACTCGACATCTCGCTGATCGGGAAATCCGCCGCCGAGCAGGCCCGCGCGATCACGCGCTTCGACCTGATGAACGATGCCAAGCGGATGGGGATCGATCTGGACGAGAAGGTTGCCGGAAGCACGAAGACTTATCGTGAGCAGATCGAGGATCTGGCCGCGGCCGCCGCCCAAGCCGCTCTGGACCAAGAGAAGCTGGAGGAGTCCACCAAGCGCCTGTTGGAACTTCAGGAGAATGCCGCCGAAGGCAAGGAATTCCTGATCAGCATGTTCACGGATAGCGCCAGCGCGGCCGGTCGGCTGGAGGATGCCTTGAAGCGGGCTGTCGTGCAGCTTCTCCTGTTCAACGAGGGCGCTCTCTCGGTGGGCGGAAACTGGGGCGGCCTGCTGGGCGGATTCGATAAGGGGGCGGGCAAGGTTTTCGGCTGGCTGGGGTCGCTGTTCGCCTCTGGCGGGATCATGACGGGCGCTGGTCCGGTCGATCTTCCGATGCGGGCCTATGCCGCTGGCGGTATCGCCAACAGCCCGCAGATGGCGATTTTCGGCGAGGGAGACATGCCCGAGGCATATGTTCCGCTGCCCGACGGTCGCTCGATTCCGGTCACGATCCGAATGCCCGACCTGGGCGGCATGCAGGCGCTGTTGCGTGAGCGAGCCGAGATCAGCCAGCCGCAGGTTATCTATGTCCCGCAGCCGTATATCGCCGAGGTAGGCCCCGATGATGATGGCCGTCTCACCACGCATGTGCGACGCGAGTCCGCCGGCGTCACGGCCCTGGGGATGCAGCAACAGCGGCGCGCGCTTCCGGGCCAGATTCGGGACATGCAGGCCAGAGGGATCAAATGAACCGCGACATCATTGATGTGCCTCGGCTGTTCATGGAGGGGCGACAGTTCAATTGGCGGATCGACTGGCGCGGCCAGCCACCATCTGAAGGAACCAACGGCTCTGAACAGGTGGTCTACAACCGCTTGCCGCGCTTCGTCGGCAAGCCCACGATCACGCTGCCGTCCCCCATGATCGGCGCCTGGCGCGCAATGGTCGTTCGCGCGAGGGGCCGGGTTGGAGCCTATCGGATGCGGATGATCGACCCGGTTTCGGCTCCAGAGACCCAAGGTGATTGGTTCCAGAATTGGCAGGCATATCAGGCTGGTCTTTACCAAGAGCCGCGCCCCCGCGTCGCGTGTCCATCAGGTGCCGCCGCAGGCGCGACTAGCATCGTGGTCGATGAGACTCTGGCGGCAGAACCTATCCGCGTCGGCGCATGGCTCTCCTACAACGATTGGCCGTTCGCGGTGGTCGGTAGGACCGGCAGCGGCGCGGAGACCACGTTGCAGGTCGACATGCTGCGCAAGGCTATTCCACCCGGCGGCATGATCGATCTTTTTGCGCGCGGCATCTTCCTCGCAAAGAGCGACGAGATGGGCTTCCCCGAATATCGGTTCGGGGAAGGCGGCACCGCGACATTCGACCTCGTGGAATGGGTCAACAGGTCATGAGCATCTTTCCCGCCGGCTTCAACCCGCGCGCCGATGCCGTGGGGCTGATGGACATGGTCTCCATCGAGACCGCCGACGGCGTTTTCCGCTTCCTGCTGGGC